AGTCTGCACCCGTTTCATCACTATCAAATACTAATTCTGACTTGAATTTACCTATACTTGCATCTAATGATATGAAACCTATTATTAACAAGACGGTCAACAATGTTTCACAGAAACAGGAAAGAACCGGATTGAGACCTAGTCAAATATCTGTGCGTAACGATGAACCAACATTCATGCAATTGATTGTTGAATCAACAAGAGTTGTTTAACCAATAAAAAACCCCGCCGAAGCGGGGTCTAAACAAAGTTCTGAGAAAGGAGCTTTTGTTTAATCTTCAGCCAACTTTGCAAAGTATTCCATATCGTCATCATCAGTAGCTGCGATATCAACTTCAACTGGCTTCTTAGGTGCAGCCTTAGCTTGTTCAACTGTGGTACGTGCTCGTGGAGCATCACCTTCATCATTCAAACCAAGTACTTTATCCAAACGTGTTTTCAACATATCATAAGACTTGAATTCTTTGTCAGCCGTCAACTCAGTCAATGAGAATTGTGACTTCCAAATTTTCTCCAACTTCTCATCGTCATCCAACAATGCAGATGGTGATGTGAATTCGGACTTATCATAGTTTTGATAACCCGCAACTTTAGTGATACGTAACTTAAAGTTAGCACCCTTCCACAAATCAAACGGATTGATTGGTGTTTCATCTTCAAATGCAGGATTCATCGCACCAGTAACCTTTTCAAAAATCTTGGCACCGAACTTGAACAATTTAACTTGTCCTTCATTCTCTGGATGCTTAGGATCAGAAACGATATACACGTTTGCAATGTAACTTAGTTTGCGTTTTTGTTTACGAACAATGTCTTTGTTCGCTTCAATGCCTGAGTTCCACAATTTGTTGTTGTGTTCACATACAGGACATTGTTGGTTCTTGGTTGTTAAACACTTGTCGATTAACCAACCACCAGGACCTTGAAATCCATGTTCGAAAATCTTAGCCCAAGGAAGACCATCTTCACCATCAACTGCTGCTGCGGGTAGAAAACGAATCGTAGCCATGCCGTTGCCAGCTTTGTCTACTTCTGGTCGCCAAAAGTTTTCTTTATCGGATTTACCTTCAGTGGAGGCGTTGAGCTCTGCCACTTTTGCTTTCAATGTGTCCAGATTGCCTGAACTTTTTTTAAGATTTGAAAAATCTACCATGATTTACCTTTCTAGTATAAACGGAATATTAACGGAGTATAAACGGATTGTCCACATAGTTCATTATATCATATTATTTAGGCATCGTCAAGTATAAACTTCAACTGTACCAAGGTGTCCGCAACACTCTTATGTAAGATTGCCACTCCACCTGCAGCACGCCAATCATTAATAACACTCTCTGTATCATCAATGATTAACGTATCTGTTCTTGCGTATCTTTTCTTTAGTTCCTTACCTGGAACCAAATTGCGTTGGAAGTCAATACCCTGCGTTTCCAACCATTTAATCTTTTGTTCAGAGATTGCTTTGTGTCTTTTCTCACTTGCTGTGGAGGACAGAATCTGAGTTGGTGGTAATGCATTCCGTAATGCACGAACTAAATCCATTGCATCTGGCATTAGTTCAAGTGTTTCAAAGTGTCCATCAGCAATAAACTTATCAAAAAATTTATTGAATTCTTTATATTCTCTGGTTGAACTAGGCTGAACTTTAAATAATTCAACGTATCTCTTTTCAAAGTCGGCAATAACGCCATCCATATCCAAGTAGATGCAATTAATTTTAGGCATGTTCTCTCAAACTTTCTTTTAAAATTGTCTTAAACTTATCTTTATCATAAACAAGAAACGGTGTGTACTTTTCAATTTTTCTTTTCAATGTAGGCCAAATAACATCATCTGTTATTTTTTTGTTCCACATTGGTAAGAAATTCATAATGTCATTAAGTATACACACCGTCTCAATGTTAATGTTGCCATAAGTCATCTCTCTCAACAGCAATGGATATTGTCCGTCTACAACTACTAACATTTCATTAGGTGATTGTGTTGCTGTGAATAGGCCTATTATATCTTGTTCGAATCGGTATGTCAAGCTCTGGTTTCTTTTTTGCCATTTCTTGTAGTTTTCTTCACCTTCGATACCACATATATCTCCTACCCAATTCACATTGGTTTCTAGGAAATTGGCAATATAAAAAGTACGTAATTCATCTATGTTGTACTTCCGTGATAACTTGTAAAAAGAATACTTGGCTTTATTGTTTGCAAAGTTGTCCTTTGATACGTTGGTCTTTCCGTTGTAACGAAAAAAATCGTAAGAATCAGAAGTAAAATGAAGTTTAATGCTTTGATATAGGGCATACGCTTCAAATCCTGTCGTTTCGGTCATAGAGGCAATTTAGAACTTTTCTTCAATAGGTTTAGGTCTTGTGCTTCTTCTCTAATCTTTGCTTTCAATGCACTAGAGACTAAAGAAGAAGCCACATCGACTTCCATGCCTGTTTGTTCACAATGATGTATGATTGCATCCATATGGGTACCACCCAATTCACTGACGTTTTTACTAATCATTTCACTAAATTCATTAATTTCGGTTTTTGTTGGCACTTTGAGCTTTCGTATAGAACAGATGATTTCCAATTTTTGCAACGTACTTTAATTTCCACGCCGGATTTACCGAGGTGTTATGATAGAACATTGATTTGGTTTCATATATTGTATCATGTAATTTTAATTGTGTCAAGGCTTTCCTTGCGACAATTAGGCATTCTTCCCATGCATATTTGCTTCTAACCGGTCCAACATTCTCACCAACCCAACTGAATTGGTATGTACTGCCCGTTTTTTGGTATACCACTTCACAAATTGTTTTAGGATAAAGTGGACTATTCACACGATTCATTGTTACTTGCGCTACTGCTAATTTACCTTCATACGATTCACTTGCGGCTTCATAGTAAATGTTTTTGGCCATGCAAAGTAATTGTTTATTTAAATCCTGTGAAACCACTCTTTCTATTGGAATTGTTTGTTCTTGGGATGTTAAAGGTAAAATCAATAATGATAAAGAAAATAATAAAGTTGATAAAAACTTCATTGGTACTCCTTGTGTGTGTAAAGGGGGATAACCCCCCTTAATCCTCAGGTAGTTTTTCTGGTAACCTTGACTTCAGGTGTTACCGGTGTATTAGATACAAAACTATTTAAAGATGTAGCTTTGCTAATAATGTCTGTTTCTGAGGGGATGGTCGGCAATCCTGGATGTTCAGGTGGTATTTCACCTTTAGACCTTGCCGTTTCGCATTTGATGTGCCAGTCTTGTTGTAGACGGTCTCGTTCTGCGTTGTATGAATCATATAACATGTCTCTTGCCATTTTTAATAGTTCAAGACGGATTTCAAAGGGTGTCATGTTTGACATAGTTTTCTCCTTGTGTTGTGTAAGTGTGTTGGTGGATTATTTAAATGGGTCCCACCGAACCCATATACTTATTTATACGTATTAAAAACTACGTGTGTACTGTAGACGCCATGCATCTTTTTCTTCGTCACCATATGAACGGCTCCAACGAACTGCAACTTTGTCTTGTTTGGTCAAATCGTAACCGACTGCTGTGTGAACACGGGTCGTTTGATATGCGTTTGTAGTATCAAATGCATTACGATAACGAGCACCAACATCACCAGTCAAACCAGCAACCAATGGGAACTTAACACCAGCATCAACTGCATAATGACTAAAATGTGTTGAACTGGTTACTCTTTCACCCAAACGTCCACCAACGTAGAAAGCACCGATAGATTGTCTCACACGAACTTCTAGTCCTTGTGAAATTGAACCACTACCAAGTGCAGTTTGGCTGTTTTCCATTTTAAGGCTATAGTCGGTAGAACCAACTTTATTACCAATAACAATTGCTTCTTTAATATTAGAAACATTTGTTGCACGATTTGTTTCATCTGAATACTCCAATGAACCATAACCTTGTGCCATTACTGAAGCACTCATGACCAAAGAGGCCAAAACTAAACTGATTTTCTTCAAAATTAACTCCTAGTTGTTAAACAAAATTGGTTGGTTATTCTGTTACGAGGAAACCAACCGAAACCCTAGTCAGCGTTTAGGCTGCCAATGCGAACTGTGAGTCGTTTGCGTTTACTTTGATTTAGTTTTAACATCTTCTCTCCCCCGTCCAGAACACATTTCTAGTTGCTTCATACAACCATAACTTCACATTATACATTAAATTATTTAGTCTGTCAACTGTTTTTATGGTAATAATCAATTGCTTTAACCAGACCTTCAATGTGGTCTTGTGTTTTTTCTTTGAAAATCATTGGTTGTTCGTTATCCACGGCCATAATGATTATCAAATCATCAATAGGTGTACCAACTAATTCTTCATACATCAATGCATATGCAGTACATTGCCAAAAATAATCTAAAATATCTTCACGTTTTTTAATCTTCTTTGATGTTTTGAAATCAATGACTGATAATTTACCTTCATACTCACCAATACAATCTACACGACCTGCCAATCCTAGTTGTGCAGACCACAATCCGACCTCTTGGTAGTGTATATTATTGATTTTGTTTAGATGTGGTTTGATTGATATGAACATCTCTTTGGCATCAGGCATAACAGTGCCTGGTGGTTTTGTTTCATTGTTCAAATAATATTCACACATGGTATGCATATTGGTACCACGGGATGTAGCATGTTTGGAGATTTTGTTTGCAACTTCTTCACCAACTCTACG